GTACAATTTATGGTATCCAATTTATTTACAGGGTTGGGACGTTCTCGATCTCTACAGGTGGTCGAGTGCCCGTGTACTTTTCATGCCACATAGCGACGCGTTCGTCGAAAGAGTACATGACTGAAGGCGGAACAAAGTTCAATGCCCGTACACACAGTTCTTTGATTTTGGGCTGGTCATTTTCATACTCCTGTCGCCCATGAGCAAACAATTCATGCATATATGTATCAATGCACGAAATAGCGATTGTCTCAGGAGTTTCCGTCTTGGATTTCAAGTTCATCAAGAGTGGTTTATACATGGAAGATTTCGCTAACTTTCCAATGCGGGTACCAATCTCTGGAATGTACTGAGAATGACGCTTAAGAAAATCTGCATCATCCTTGTCCATATCATCGTGAACTTCATCCGATTTGCTAGGTTCTGTAATTTTCATTCCGTGTTCTGCCAAAAACTCCTTAAAAACACGAAAATTAAATCGAGACCTATATTCCTTGGAGACACTTCCCTTGAAGTCATCTCCATATGTCATTGCGGCTACTACTTTCCTAAAATCTGTGACTTCAGGACAAGCATGGAAGAGCCCCATTCGCACGTAAAAGGAATTGGCAACACTGTTAATATTTACAGTGATGTTATTCCCTGACGTGTTCATGTTGTAAGCCATGATCATAGTTCCATTGTAATCAATAAATGTATGAATAATGTCTGCAATAATAGCATTCATAATCTTCAATTCTTACTCACTGTAGTTGCAAACTTCTGCAATGTCGATAAACGACTGTAGTACAGCATAAGTCATTTGGGAGTTCATTCGCACATCGTACTTCGAATAATCCCAAGCAACAACTCTTCCGTCATCTGCAAACTTTTCGGCGTGGTTCATCAAATCATCCCATTGCTGAGAAAATGCGTTGACACCAACTGCCGACTCTGAAAGTTCAGGGCACAATGACAATATCCTGGCAATAGGAAGAAACCACCTTCTAATCGCCATACCAAGAGCAAGCGCAACCGCTTGAAAAACACGAACTTTCTCAGAATCAACCTTAGTGGGTTCATCCTTGAGAGTTGCCGTAGTTACTGGATAGGCTCGTTCACCTCGTTCCCAGCATTCAAGACAACGGTTATACTCCTCCATAATATCATCATCCGGGATACGATCCTCACAGAACTCGCCTACCATCACATAGCGAAACTTGTTCTTCTTTGGACCAAACAACGGATATCCGATACTTGTGTTCATGGGAATTGCGTCAATAAAACGCTTTCCTGCAATTCCCATGATGATCTCTTTCAATGTCAAAGGACGGATGTCTTCTTTCTTCATCAGTTCTTTGGCAAATTCCAAAATGGGTTTCAACCAATCATTGCGTGCTCTCTGCAACAACGAAGGAACAAACATCTCCGACGGATCAATGATATGTGCCAACGTCTTGTTAAAAGCAGCCCAGTTTGGTTTCAATCGTGGTGCTCCCCAACAATTTGAAATTTTAAAAAGATCTTCTGTGTCCTTCTTGAGAATAGACGGCACGACTCTGCTTTTGGCTTCAGCTCGCAAGCGAGTAGAGCCAATAACGTCAATTGCAGCGTTATGGTCCAACTCCTTAATGTATTTTGCATTAGGGTGAACTTCTGAAGATTCAATGACACGCTTTCCATACTGCGTATCTGGAATCTCTGTAGCTGCCGCTATTCCTCGAATTCCTGGCAAGTCTAGGAGTTTTTTCCTCAACTCCATAGCTTGACCTTGTGTCACTGTCATCATAACACCATACTTCTTCTCTGGATTCCCACCAATGTGAAATCCAGCAACCACAGGCTGTTTGCCTTCAGTTACAAGGATCGACATACAAGTACCGTTCGTAGCCTTGGAAGTAGTATAACATCCACCATCCATTTTGAGATATTTGTGCCCATATTTGCCATGTTCAACAGTCATCTTTTCATGACTCAAATTGGCTTCTTTATCACGTATCATCATAGTACAAACCGATATTCCTGTCGGTAGTGATAAGGGCAAAAATTTCTTCAAATTGTCGGTGATATCAGGACACCGCTCAACAAAACACTCAACCATATCCAACCCATCAAGGGCTACGGCATTGTGATCCAATTGAGCTATGAATTTAAACTTGCTGGTTTTCTTGTCCGAATTGCGGTAAACTTCACCGCGAACATACTCAACAGGTTTTTCCTCCATATTGGATTTTGGGTAAAAGATGTGTTTTGGGAACCACACATAACCTTTCTCGGGATAAATGATGTTGCATCCGGTTTCAGAACCATCAGATCGTGTGAAATGACACCAACCTTGATTCTTTTCTCCGGTTTTCAAAACATGTTCAGGAATTGCTCCCTTCACAGATGACTCAGCTTTCCATCCAATCTGTTTCATCATATATCCAAACCATCCTGGTTGCTTATCAATATCTTCTGGTGTCAAAGCAGCGGGTTCAGTTTTAAGACGGTTATCATTCCACATCTTAATAAGTTTTACACCCAAGGCCAAAGTTGCTATAAATAGCACTCCCTTAGGAAACTTTCCATCTCTTACTCGCTTGGCATAATCAGGAAGGGCATCGCGTTTCTTTGCGTACTCATCCTGTATTTGCTTCAATCGTACCTGGTGCCAGAAAAATCCTAACACAGCAGTTGACCAAAGAGAAACAATTCCAGATACTCCGACAGCTTTGTTCTTTTTGACTAAACCATATCCACAAAGGGACAAGCCAATCAAACCAGCAAACCGTAAAGGTCTGCGAACATCATAGAAAGCTGCAGCACTCTGCCAAGCTGTTACCGAACGTTGAAAGGTTGAAGTCTGAAACAACCAGTCCGGTGTTATTGCAACCAATAATGGCGTACCTTTTTCGTTCATCTCTTGCTGAATTTCCTTAGCAAGTTGATTGGTCGCCATTTTTCGAATTGGTGAAAATCCAACACACCAATTAATGAGATCAATAGGTCGAGTCCACGATTTAATGTAATTATCAATCGCCTTCTTTGCAGCACCCACAGCAATTTCGGAAATCATATCCATAGCGTGGGGCTGTACATCTTTAGACTTTTCAACCTTGACACATTTGCAATATTCGGGGAACTGCTTGCAATCTTTACAAAATTTTGCTTTAGCAGATTCCTTTGACTTTTTAATGAGTCCATCCTGTTCTTCCTTGTGATCTTTGGAAAGTTGAATTACCACTTCCAAATAATCACGCAAGTGAAGTTTCTCACAATGAATGATACGTCCATCATCCATTTGAACGTCCATTACTTTGAACTTGTAATCTGTCTTGTTTTTAGCAAGTTCAAAAGTTTCAATTTCTTCGATAGTAAGCTCCCAAATATCTTGAACCAATGAGGTTGAGTTCTTAATTTCAGGATGCTTCTTATTCAAAGTGAGACTACCAGGTTTACGATATTCTTCACGTACTACAACATTCACATGGTAG